AAAAATATTCAAACTTCGGCTGAAACAATAGGTAAAGATGCTAAAGTTTCTTTTACGCCTTATACCGTAACAACAGGATTAGGAACAACAAAAATTTCTGGTACTACTGCCGATGTAACAGGTACTCAAGAAGTAAAAGATTTACAAAAAGAAAGTTTAACTCGTGCTGAAAAAGCACTTAAAGCAATTGATCCAAAAACTGCCGCAACCACACTATTCGATCAAACAGAAAATTTACTTAAACCAATTCGTTTGCGAGAACAAGAAGAATTATTATCAAGATTACAGGCTCGTGGACTAAGTGGTTTTGGTCAAAATCTTCCAAGTACGGGAGGAATTACAAGAAATGTAAATCCGTTATTTGAAGCACTGTTGTCTTCTCAAGCAACACAGCAAGGACAACAAGCACTTCAGGCAACTCAGTTTGGAACGCAAGAAGCATTACGTCTACAACAACTTTCTTCTGGTTTACAGAGTCAAGCACAGAATATTGACATTCAGCAACTTAATCAGTTGTTGCGTGCTCAGGGTCTGTCACAAGATCAGATTAATCTTGCACTTAGAAACGCTGAAGCACAGAGATTGTCTTCACTGGCTGGCTTGCAGTCCTCTATCCCGTTACTTACCAGTGCTGCTAACGTGCGTGCAGGTCAAGTTGGAAATCTTGGTGAACAGGCGAGAAACTTAGCAGGTACAATCTTTAGTTCTGCTGTGCCTTCCTTGTTTGCTAGTCCAGCCGCTAACAGAGGCTTTGGAACAGGCGACTTGTTTGGTAATCAAGACTATGCTCAATACCTTTGACCATGATAAACCCATAAGGAAATAATATGGCTGAAAATATCGTACAATCACTATTTGGGTTTACTCCGCAGGCTGTTCAAGAACAGATGTACCAAGCCGGTGAAAACCGTGCTATGCGTTTAGCCCAAATGAGTCGTAGTCCTACAGCCGCTGCAGAGTTCTATGGTCTTAGAGCAGCGGAGCGTGTAGGCGCTGCCCCTATATTTGGACCTTCTCAGCAGGTACAAAGAGCAGGTAGTCTACAAAGCATTATTCAGGGTGTGCAAGCCTCTGGTGTTGATCTATCACAGCCAGAAGGACTGATTGAACTGGCTAATGCTGTGGGACAGAATCCTGAGTTTGGTGGTATTGCTACTTCGCTACGGCAGGAAGCAGCAAAGATGACACAAGCACAGACAAAGTTTGCTTATGACATTGCTGCTAAAGGCGCTGAAATTAGAGAGAGAGGCGCTAAAGCAGAACAAGCAGAAGCAGGTAAGGCTACGGATCGTATGAATACTAGATTTGTTGACCTTGCCACTCGTGAGAGAACAACTGGTCTTTCAGCACCTGAAAAAGCAGAGTATGAATCAATTAAGGAATTAATGACTATTAAGTCACCAAAAGGACAAACTATTGATTTAAGAGGAGCATTTGATAAGGCATATGAAGCAGCAGATGCCAAAGAAAAAGCAGATGCTTGGAATAAGGCTGGAGCGTCCTACACAACAGCAATTCCACTACTTGGTCAAATTGATCGTGTTGAAGCGGCTGTTCCAAACGCATTTACAGGTAAATTTGCAGAAGGTAAACTTGGGCTTTCAAAAGCACTTGGAGCCTTTGGAATACCAATTAGTGATAAAGCATCCGATACTGAATATATCAATGCAATTTCTGCAAAACTTGTTCAGCAAATTGCTAGAGCATTTCCAGGATCGCTTGCCGTTAAAGAATTGGATCAGTTGGTTAAAAGTAAACCAAATATTGCACAAGAGTCTGGAACAATTCTTAGATTGCTTGGAGATATTCGTGATGAAATTCAATCACAAACTACGACTTATGAGCAACTTTCAAAAATAGATAAAACAAAACGATACGAGCAAGATCCAAATGTTTTGCAAGGTCAGAATTATAATAAGATTCGTAGGTATCGTGATATTAAAACACGGGCCTTGTCTGGAACTGCTACAAGGGACGAAGCATTAGAGGCACAACGCATTCAACAAGAACTGGGGCTTAAATAATGTCTAACGGCACTATTGATTGGCAAGAATACATCAGGAATCTTGAAAGGGCGGGTGGACAGACAATTGGTCCTGGTCCTGGTGCTGAGGCTGCTGCGCAACAACAAGCACGAAGAGAACAGCAGTTTGTTACAGGGGTTGCAGGATCAATATCACCATTACCGGATGTTAGGGGTGAGGGTGCTCTTCCATCTGCATTAGGAATTATTGGTGGTGTTATTCCTGCAGTAAGACCTATAGCAACATTAGAAAGAGTTGCTGCTGGAGCACCTGCTGTTACACGGCCTTTTATACCTTCTTTAGTCGGATCTACTGCCGGAACTGTTGCTGGAACAGGAGCAGAAGCGTTACTTGGTGGCTTTGGAGCACAACAATTTGGTCAAAATCTAGTAGCAAATGTTCTTGAAAATGCCGCTTGGGATGTTGGTGGTAACTTAATTGCTACCGTAGGCGGTAAAACATTTAAAATTGCAAAAAATGTATTTTCTCCTTCTGCGGTTAATACAGCAGACCCACGGATTGCTGCACAAGAGTTTTTATCTGGACGTGGTGCTACACTAACTAGATCACAATTAACAGGTGACGAGATTGCTCGTTCAGTAGAAGAAGTTGCTAAAGGTGGTTTTGCAGTTGGTGCTTTTAGAGCACAACAGGCTGGAGTTGAAAAAGCAGTATCTCAAGGTGTTCAAGAAGTTAAAGATACACTACAAACATCGGATGCTTTTAGACAGGCTATTTTAACAGAAGAGCCATTTACTAGGGCTGCTGGTGAAAACTTCCAAAATCTTATTTCAACAGCAAGAACAGAATTTAAAGATCGGTATCGTCCGTTCTATCAAGGATTAACTGAATCTAATGGTGTTTTTGTAGATCTCCGTGGTGTAAAACAACAAGCACAACAAGAATACGATAGGCTTGCTAAGGCTAAATTTGCTGGTGCAAGTGCCGATAGAAAAACAGTTTTAGAAGATATTTTAAAACAAGAAGATTATGTTGATTTTGGAGTTGCTCACGATATTAGAAGCAATTTTTCTGGAGCAGCGGCAGATTTAAAACAGCCAGGAAAAGGACCAACAACAAAAGAAGCAGCATACAATAAATATTCTAGTGCAATTGAGACTGCAATGGATAATGCTGTTCTTTTGACTCAAACAAAAGCAGGTCAGATTGGTACATTTCAATCAAAATTATCTAAAGACACAATAGACGAATACAATAAAGTTAAACGTCTTTATAAACAAGGTCAAAACTCTTTGTTTAATGAGACTATTGCAACTGCAATGGATTTGCAACCATCAAAAGTTGGGGCATTTTTAGCAGATTTGTCTGAATCTGAAAAATTTACAGATTTGGCTAAAGCAATGTCTGCTGTTGATGAATACGTTAAGAAACAAGGTGCAGATTCTGCAACATTGTTAAACGATGTTAAATATTCTTTCTTAGAAAAGAATTTATCTACTCCAGAAAAAACAGCGGCGTTTGCTCGTAAACTTGAAGAAGATAAAGATTTAAAGAGTTCTTTTTACAAGTTATTTAGATCCGAAGCAAACCAACTAAAACAGGTCCTAAATGCTGCTGATATTGGATTAGAAAGTGGCGGATCTAGAGCAACTTATCTTAGAAATAAAATTGTTGGTGCTGGTGTAGGCGGGGCTAGTGTTCTTGGCTATCTTGCTCTTCCAGAAGACGTGCAGTCAAGAATTGAAGATAAATTACCAAGTGCTATAGCATCCGCTGGTGCAATTATTATAACACCAAGGTTACTTGCAAAAGCATCTACAAATAAAGAAGCAATGAATGCGCTTGCTGGTCTATCTAAAACAACAAGCCAACCTAGATATGGTGGAGCACTAGCAGCAAAGTTAGTAGACCAACTAAATAAGTCTGGAATTATTGATTCTGAGTACATTAACGAAGTTAATTCATTCTTTAATCCTACAACAGAACCACAAACAACTACACCTCAACCTTCTTCAGGCGCGATAAACTGGGAAGAGTATATTAAAACCGCACAATAATGTCCGATCCAGCCGCAACCGCTAGGGCTGCGCTAGGAGGCATCAAAGAAGCCGTTGCTGTAGGCCGTGAGATAAAGGAAACAGCAAAAGAAGTAAATGCTTTCTTAGACGAGGAAGCAAAGGCTCGTGTTGCCTGGAAGCGTAAGCAACAACAGATTGAACGCCGTGGTGACATGATGTTCATGAGTGCCTATGAAGAGTACAAAATCATCAGGCAGATCCGTGAAGCAGAGGCAGAGATGTACAGGCAGATCGAGCAGGAGTATGGTAGATCTGCTGTCTCTGAAGTTAAGTCGCTAATCACTCAGATGCGTAAACAACACCTAGAACTCAATGACGAGATGTATCGCAAACGCATGGAAACCAGAAGAGAGATGCTGTGGTTGCTGCTAGCGTCTTCTGTGGTGTACGGAATCTTTAAAATGATGGGGCTGATGTAATGATTACACTGTTATCGACACTAATATCCTTCCTTATGGGCGGTATGCCCAAGATCCTTGAGTTCTTCCAGGATCGTTCCGACAAAGCACATGAACTTGAACTAGCACGGATGCAGACTGAGCGTGAACTGCAGATGCTGGAGCGTGGGTTTGTGGCACAGGCTCGTATAGAAGAGATCAGGACAGATCAGGTGGCGATGCAGACAGCGGTGCAGGAACGAGAAGCACTGTATGCACACGATATTGCTATCGGTAAAGGTGCATCACTGTGGGTCACTAATCTTCGTGCTTCTGTGAGGCCAGTCATTACCTACGGTATGTTTTGTATGCTTCTGTTTGTGAACATCTTTGGCTTCTTCTACGCATGGAAAACTGGTGTGCCTTTTGATGTGGCTATGCAGATCCTCTGGGATGAGGACAGTGCCATCATCTTCTCATCGGTGATTGCCTTCTGGTTTGGCACACAATCGTTTAAGAAATGAAAGTCTCCAAAGAGTGCATCGACATGATCAAGCATCATGAAGGTGTCCGTACTCGTGGGTATAGGTGTCCTGCTCTGCTGTGGACAATCGGGGTAGGCCACGTTATCGATCCTAATCACATAAAGGTGCCTTTAAATGAACGAAAAGACTTACCAATCCCACCAGGATGGGACAGAACTCTTTCAATGGCAGAAGTCGATGACATACTTGCCACAGACTTGTCTTCGTTTGAGCGAGGAGTTCTACGACTATGTCCTTCTGGTCTTACTCAGTCTAGGTTTGATGCACTTGTTTCCTTCAGTTTCAACGTGGGTCTCGGCAATCTCCAACGCTCTACAATAAGGATGTGCCACAACAGGGGTGACTTTGAAGGCGCTGCTGAGGCTTTTATGCAGTGGACCAAAGCAGGCGGTAAGGAATTGCCTGGGCTGGTCAAGCGCCGTAAGGACGAAAGAGCACTGTACCTAAAGCCATAAAAAAAGAGCCTCCGAAGAGGCCCTAAAGACTACACCCTAGACTACCAGAAAATCATTATCCTTAGAACGAAAATGTCTATGACTATGGCCTTTTCGTCTTCATACTCAGGAATGAACTCAATACCGAGCATCATGCCTGAGATCAGGTGCAGAGCGATTGTCATATCTCGCAGTGTCCAGCAACGCAGGCCAATGTTTGAGCACCTTCAACATTATCGTCCTTCTCAGACAGAGTATCCCAGTGAATCTCTTTTGGCATCTTAGCCAATAGTTCTTCATAGACCTCTTTAGAGCATTCTTCATAAGGTGCTTGTCTGTATGAACCCCCATCCCAAGGCAGGAAAGACACGCCAGAGACTTCATCAAAGTGTCGCCACACCCATGCCCCAACATCCATCCATTCGTCCTCTTTGACAGAGATCGTCACAGACGGTTTATGCTCACACCAGTACCGCTGATACATCAACCATAGATCAAGGTGTTCAATTGCTGTTAGATCGTCACGCAACCGTGCTCCTTCAGGTGCCTTCATCGGAAACGAGAACACGACAGTGCTGTCTGGACGCATTACACAGTCTTCTGCAGGCACTCCTTCGGCACTCAGAAATGACGAAAGAGGGTCCTTTTTATCGCCACGAACACGGCGTATATAGTAGCGACTATGTCGAGCATGAATACCAGAGGCAGAATCAACAAGTTGAGAAACAGTGCCGCTAGGTTTGACACAAGTGATAGCAGTAGACCCAGGGATGCCCAAAACAGTTGCAAACTCAGAATTGGTATCCACGGCGACTTGGCGTAACTGTTTAAGATTCTCCGCAGTGCTGTCACAAACATCTCCCATCCAATGATTATCTAAAATACCAGTCAGCGATACACCAAGCAAACGCTCTTCTTCGGTGTTCTTCTGCCAGATCTTCCGCAGATACGGGAAGTGTGTCATCGTAGACTGGAACGTGCCTAAAATAGTGGCAATGCGTACCTTGCGTGCCAGTGTCTCTACAGTGTCCTCTGCACGAACAACGACTTCTGTTAGGTTGCAAAACTGATAGGGACGTAATATGATTTCGCTACAGGGGTTAGTTCCGAAATCGTAATCTCCATCACGCCTGCCGTTTTTCTTAGCCTGACTTTTACTTGCGGCTCGTGAGAAGATACCACGCTCTCCAGAATGACTGTTGTATAGGGAGACCCACTCTGCAAGAAACTGTCCAATATCTGGTTTAGTAACGTAAGTTGCTGAGTTGTTAGCGAGTGCTCTTTGTGCGTTATGTTCCCACCAATTTCCACTTTTGGCTCCTCTCATGCGGTCATCTTCAAGGTCAGACAAGGAAATCATTGCAGATCTTCGTACTCCACCCACAACAACAACTTCCCCGATCTTGCAGAGAATATCATGACACTCGATTGATGTAAGTTTTCTACCTGCGGCTGCTCTAAATTTGGCAGTAGTGAATTTAAAAAGTTCATCCAAAGGTCCTGGACCAGAGGCACGTCCTCCAAAAGTTTTGAGTCTGGCTCCTGCAGGTCTAATTTTGGATAGGTCGTACCTTGCCACTTCCCCAGAGTATAGTAAAGCGATGAGTTGGCGTAGTGCCTTTGCCCATCCTTCTTTGGAATCCGCAACAGAAATAACAGTCTCAGAATCAAACAACTGGTCCGGGACTTCAGGTAATTGATTAACATATTTGTGCTCCACAGAAAAGCCTACTCCTGTGCCGCAGAGCAGGATATACATAGCCTCATCGAATGCTTTAGGGTCATCGATGGGTAGATATGAGCAGTTGTAACCTGCGGTGTTATCACGCTCTAGTGCCTTGCCGGCGGTCATAATAGCACGCATAGAAGGCATAACTTCTAGGTTCACTATTGCATCACGGATGTCACGATATATTTCATCAGGCATCTTATAATCGTGCTTCTCTTGAAGGTGTTTATAGATGAATGTGGTGTAGCGATTCACTGTCTCTTCCCAGTGCTCACGGCGATCCATCTCAGGCAGAAACCGACTGTATCGGCTCTTAGAGATAAACTGAGAATAAATTGGTTGATTAGACATAATTTAACATCCTTTTTATTGACATTGCGTTATTTTTGGGCGCAGAAGAACCTAGCAAATAGGAAATTCTTTGATACCCGTATCCCATTTCTTTTAATGCTTTCGCAAACTCGCACATTTCTTTTGTCTTTTGTCTTGAAATATGCCAATGATCTTTATTTAACAATTTGTTAAACTTAGGTCGATACAAATTTACTTTTTCTGCTTCTATACTCATTGCTTGTTGTTTAGATAACATATTATCCGTTATGCTAACAATGTCAGTAAGAGTATATCCTTTTAAAAACATTTCTTTTAAGTAGTTAACGTGGTCTTTATTTCTGTTATTTCCTCTTACACACCACGCTCTATCATACTGACCAATTCCAATATACAAAATTTCTTTCGATTCTGGGTCTATATGATTATAAACATAATAGGGTGTCATCTTAGTCATCTAAATCAATCTCCAGTTCTTCAAACTTATCTTCAATCTTATCAGCAAACCTCTCAATAATCTCTTCTGATGATATGTCCAGTACCTCCAGCAGTGTTATCTCGTCAAGTTTAGCCATCCTTTCCATTATGTCCCTCAGTGTTAACGACATCATTTCCCCCCGTAATACGCTTCTTTTATTTTATCATAATTCGCTACTGCAAACTCAAGATAGTGTAAAGCCTTCTGTAAGTCCTCTTTACCATTTTTCTTGTGATGCCGTTGCACATACTTTACTACATTACACAGCCAAGGGTCTAACTTCCAATCAAGGAAGACGTCCCAAGGCTGAATCCCGCTTTTATAGTGATCGCCGCCGATCTGCTTAGATGCAATATAGTCTGCTAATGTTTTATGCTGCTGAGACATTGGCGTGTTCCTTTATTGCTTTGGTGGATTTGGACCAGGAACCACAATCTGTACACTGGAATCTTTGGAAGGTTCCGGTGGTTGTGTAGGTAAAGCCACGCTTCTGCAGTCTCCCGCTTCCACAGTTGGGACAACCGTGACCGTTGAAGAGGTTATGATTAGGGTGAGACTTAATCCAAGGTAGCAGACGATCATAGACTTTCTCCAGCAGCAGAACATCCTGCTTGTTGTACTTCTCCATTACTTTCCACGCAACAGGGTCTTTGTTCATGCACTTGACCCATAACTGATAGCCTTCGTGTGAAGTCTTCTGTCCCAAGCCAAGCCGCTGTGCAATGTGGTCTAGTTTATTGCTTGCAAAACGGAACTCTTTGCGAACTACCTTTAGCAAGTCAATCTGCTTATATGGCGCAGGCGGTGCAAGATGGTGCAGTAGAAACTCTTTGTTCAGCACAGGAATATCAAACCTAGTGCCGTTGTAGTGGCACACAGCATCAGCCTCAGAGATCAGATCGTGTATCCGCTGAAGCATAGCCTTTGGCTGCTTAGTTTTGAACACAGAATCAAACAGAACCTCTTTTGTGCCGTACCACTTAGCAGCCCAACATAGTACATAGGATGACTCCAGCAAATGCTCAGGACTAATGTACTGGTCACGAAGGCCCCAGATGTGTGCAGTGTTGGGGCTTGTTTCGATGTCTAGCATCAGTAGTTTCATATTGAGCACCATCCACAAGTAGATTCATCATCTGGTTGATCAAACAGTGTCCTATTTTCTAATAATGCTCTAACATCTCTTTTTGGATGAATTCTAATAAGTTTTCTTGTATTTCCTTCTTGTAAGAATTTATCTTCTAAGGCAATCAATTTCTTTATATGCTCACGCCCAACTGGGTCGTTTGCTGCTAGTTCCCAATCTGCGTTTCTAGCCAATAAGCAAGGCCAGCATCCTACACGAGCAGCGCCTTTACTATACAACTGATTAACTTTGTGGCCACGGCGTTTTAGTTCTGCAAATACTTCATCTTCTGTGTAATTAACGATTGGAAGCGACAACATTACATGACGAAATTTTGTTCCATACTTACCAGATAAATCAGACAATGGAAAAACATCCTCTGGATCAAGTTCACCATATTTTTTAGTTCTTGCTTGACTTTCATTAGAACGCATACCCATCCATATAAGACAAGCCTCTGGACGAAGTAAATCATTTTTTTCAAGCCATTGACCAAAAGGAATTTGTTTTAACATTCCTGTGCAAGACCTAGCAACATTATTGGGAAAATAACCTTGCTTTTCAATTAAGTCAAAGATGTCTGTGTATTTATCAGATTTTGTATATTCAATTTTTATATCGTAAAAACTTTCCATCCAATCTAAATGATCGTAAGTAAGAGGATGGTCATAGCCTGTACTTTGGTGTACGGCACGAATCTTTTCTTTTGGGAAAGTATCCAAGGCAAGTGCTAAACATAGTTGTGAGTCTTTACCGCCACTGACGGGGACTACAATAGTTTGATAGTTCATTCGCTGTCCTCATTCAGAGCATCGAAGTATTCCTGCACATCTTCTTCTGTGTAACGCTTCTCATCGTAGAAACGCTGGAACAGGCATTCGTTGA